TTAGACCATCAGTTGTTCCTCCAACTGCTGTACGCTTTGTTGGGTCAGACAAGTCTTGTGGTCTTGAAGCTTTGAATATTGAAATACCATAGTATGTGGATACTGAGTTATTGGCATATCTCTGATTGACCTTACCCTTAAACTCAAAAGAGTATTGTCCTGAATAAGGGATTTGGTAGGCTGAATAAGTTTCACTAAAGTTAAATGAGGGGTCATAACCATCTGTTGATGTGATTCTTCCCATCTTGATTTGTTGTGTTACCCCATCTGAATATTTAAACTCTTGGTATAGGTCAGCACCATTTCCGTATACTCTAAAGATGTTTTGGTTTGTTCTTGCAGATGCTGTCTCAACACCAAGTCTACCATTCATTGCTAAGTCAATGTAGATAGCTCTAAAATACTCTGAGTCAAAAAAGTTTGATTCAACCTCATATCCACTGCTCTCAAAAATCTTCTCTATGATTGTTTTAAGACGCATGGCTGGTTTAAAATAAGTTGGGGGAATACTACTTCCACTGAAATCTATACCCTTGTTATCGGGTTGATTTATTGCGAATTTGAAGGTAGGAGTCTGTGCTGATGCTGGTTGATAATCATAACCATAGTGAACCATTGGATAGATAATCTGTCCACCATATAATCCATTCACATCCCCACCATCTGCACCCCAAGATTGAGTTACAGTGTTATAGTCTTGGATGTGATTGAACTCAAGCCAAGATAACTCCTTTAAGTTTTTGTCTTGAACTATTGAACTAAAATCAGTTATCTCAGATAGGATATAAACCTCATATTCAATTTGGTCTCTTTGTCTAACCACAGAGTTAAGTCTTAGGAAACCCTTGAAGATATCTGTTCCTCTATATTGAACAACACATTGTCTTCTAGTCAACGGGTCATAACCGATTGCATTCACCTCATAGAAGTGCTCAAAGAAATCATTATTATTCTTTGTGCCAGGTATGGGGAATGTCTTGGAATAAGGTGAGCGTCTAGCTTCAATATCTGTTATGTCCGTTTCTTGGATAATAACATTGATGGATAGTTGTTCAAATAAATCTAACTCAATCCATTGGTTATTATCACCTAATACTAAAAGGGTTGTATCCATTAGTTATTCAATAGTTTTATGTTATTAGCGTATGAATAAGTCAATTCCATATTGACCATTGACTTGTTACCTTTTGTTTTTCTAACGAACTCAGCATTCACAATATTGATTGGGAATAATGTTCCATCAGTTTGGATTAGGTAAGCATCGTTTGTTGTGTATAACTCTTCAAGCCACACCATCATTGGTTGTGATATGAAACCTGAGTTCACAACATGAGTCTCAGCGATGTCTGTATTAAAGTCAGTTGTTCCTCTTGAATAGTTTGTCTTGATTGGATTGTTTGAACCCCAAGCTACATTCCACTGACCATATACTTGTCTATCAATTGATAAACCTTCAGCTCTTGCTCTCTCAAACAAGAAGTAGTCATAAACACCATATCTATTCTTAAACATAATTTGGTCGTTGAAGAATTGATTACAAGGAGGGACAACATTGAATTGGAATATTTCAGATACAGCTGAGTAGGATACACAAGGAGCTGTTCCACCACTTGGTAGAATTGTAACAGGTTGAACTGATGGTTTAATCAGTGATGGTTTTTGTGGGTCAAATGGACAAGGGTAATCTGCCACACACTCATTACAATTGATGTAATAATCTGCTGTAACATAATTTCCGTCTGAACCATTACCACCAAGTGCATAGATTTGGAAACATTCATTAGCAATCACAATCGTATTACCAATTGTTAGATTACTAGCCACAACAACCTGATATTCAAGTTGACCTGTACAACAATCTTTTATGAAAACATTTTGAGTTGGAGATGAACTTGTGCTCGGGGTCGGAGTTGGCGTAACCGATGGACTAGCACATACTGAACCACAAAGTTTAATACTCCAATTTGCCACATCAGCAAATGGAATACCTTGGGTGATGGTATTACAATAAGAACAAGCTGTAATAGTATATGTTCCAAGACTTGTTGCTTGCTCATACTGAGTATTACCATTACAATCTGTGTATTTGAACCAACCCGTGTCTGTGATGTTTAGGGTTGTTCCACTAGTACATGAACCAATAGGAGTTGAAGAAGGAGTAACACTTGGTGTTGCGCTTGGTGAAGGTCCACCACAACTACCCAAATAAGTTTGGGTGAATGTAGCTTGTGGAGTTATTGAACAAGCACATAGATAAAGTGTTTCACCAGGTCCCAAGTAAACATTGGCTGCAAAACCTAAACAATCAACATACTCAACCAATACTGTGAATCCTACTTCAGAAATTAGTTCATAACTACCACAAGCACATGCTGGCGTTGGGCTAGGTGTTCTTGTTTGGGTCTGACTTGGAGTTGGTTGAGGACTACCATTTGGTGTAGCAGTCATCGTTGGGGTTAAGCTTGGGGTAGGAGTCGGCGTGACCGCAAGTGGAGTTGCTCTTCCAAATAATTGAACAGTATAATAACTTGTTCCACCAGGAAAATTATAGATGTTAAGTGGACCTACACCGATGTTTAAGATGTTATAATCTGACCCACCTGTGAATGTGGTATTCACATAGTCTTGAGTACAAGCTGTTGCTGGTCCTCCACCATTTGATTGGATGTTAGAATACTTGTCTGTTCTAATTAGAAAACCATTAACATCATAGAATTTATATTCAGAGTAATATGGTTCAGACTTATAAGGTCCACCAAGTTCATAGTTGGTAAATGATAAAGTATAATACTCATCAACAGAGATATCTCTTATTCTTGGTGAGTTGGTAAGGAATAGACCTGTTTCAGTATAAGGGAATGGTGGTTGTGGGTTTCCTGATAATGTGAATTGACCAGTATCCCATGTGGCTTTGGTTGCATTTCTGTTAACCCCCATCGTTCCAAGGAATGACTTATAGGTTGATGATTGAACAGCAGGAAAACCTACTTGGTCTCCGATACCTGTGAACCCTGTTAAAGGTGCAACAAATGTATCAGCATACTCCTCACCTACAAGGATATAATAATCAACAACCTCATTACCATAAGGTCTTGAGAATGGTGATGTCTGATGTGTAAAGATTGGGGTTTGGTCGTGATAGGCAACAGGGTAGTTTTGTAGATATGAATCTAATACTCTTGAAATATCAATGATACCAAGACCATAAGGGTTAGGTGTAGATTTACCTTCAAATACTTTATAGTTTTGAACATACACCTCATAGACATATCTAAACTTTGGTTGTGATGTTGTGTCTGCTGATACTGTGAAATACAACGAATCAGATTTTGATGGTTGGAAATCAGCAGGATTTTTAATGATAACTGTGCTCATCTTATTATAATAAATTTACTAATCCGTTTTCTAAAAGACCTTGGAAATAATTTGCCATTGCTTGTTCCCCCAAATCTTCAAGTTGTCTTATTACTTTATTTTCGGCTTTCTGTAAAAAGTTTCTACCTTTGAAACCTTTTTCTTTTATGGAACGAGCAATTAAAAACGCTCTTTGTTTAACTGTCCCTGTTCCGAATCTACCTCTTGCATCTCTAAAGAATACTGGTTTAACTCTAACCCACGCTTCAATAGCTGCTAATGGTGGATATTTTGTTGATGGTCTTCTACCTTCGTCAATTATAAATGGTAAAAAACTTGGTTGAACGGTTGGGAATGATACCACCAAAGTAAAGTTTCCATCAGGTCCTTCGTCCCACTCAACTGTTAAGTCTCTAAGTAGTGTTCCTGTTGCAACAGACCCCCTTCTATTGAACCCTGTCTTCTGTGCCCCATAATACCCTTCAGGTTTATAAGGTGTCTGTAATTCAGTCCTTATAGCAGAGTAGAGCAAGGCTCTCATCAATTCCATTTGTTCTTCATCCATAAGTTATTAACATGCTGTAAATGTTCCTCCAACGATTTGTTGATTCACAATCTGTTGTCTTTGTGGATTTCCTGATGGTGGTGCGATGTAGTTCGCAATCCACATATCAGGTAATGGTATTGTAAATGCTGCATCTAACCACCAAGTATCATCATTACTACTTACACAAGGGAAACAGTTGAATGGAAGACAAGGTGAACATTGTGAAGGTCCACCCCCGATGTTAGCATAAACCACAAATGTTGTTCCTGTTGCTAGTCTATTACATGCGTCAAGTGCTGTTGTACCTGAAGCAACATTAAATGCGTTATATGGCATTGGAAGACTTGCCGTTGGAGTTGCAGTAACACTTGGAGTTGAAGTATTCGTAGGAGTCGGCTGAGGTGTTCTTGTTGGGGTAGCTGTGTTTGTTGGAGTAACCTGAGGTGTCGCACTATTGGTTGGGGTGATTGAAGGCGTAGGTGGAAAAGTAGGGGTTGGGCTAGGTGTAACAAACCACTGCTCACAAGCGTTGATATCTTCCATAACTGTAAGGTTAAGGTCAATTGCAATACCTGCAACATAGTCATTAAACCTCTCCATAAATGGTTGTCCATTAACGGGTAGTGGTGCATCAAAAAAGTCTTGTAGATTACCCCTCCATATCTCAGATAGCAATTGTCTTGCAGCTAAGGACATATCAGAAACAGCATCCTTTTCGTTATCAAGATTTTCATTTAGTCTATCAGCAAAGAGAACAGATAATTGATATGTTGTTGTATTTTGGTCGTAAGAAACAGACAAAGGAACAACGAATAGATAGGGGTAAGTTACTGTCTGACCTGAAACATTCTTTCCAAAGTCAACAAGGTTGCCATAACCAAATGATTCAAGACAACAATAGTTTTCTTGGAATGATTGTAATTTATCTAAAACTTTGTGGTATGTTAAATAAAGCTCCATAATCTTAAATATTGAAATGATAACTTATATGCGTCATCTTAATTTGGGGGTTTGTTTTTTAATCTTTTCTATCTCTCTTCTCTCAGCCTCTCTAATGTCTTTGTTTCTTGCTAACATATTCAGACATAAATAAATGGGTAGTTTATCTATCTCCTTTATTTTTGTAATGTCGTTGTTTGTAAGTTCAATTGTCGCTGCAAAATAGAATCTAGCGGTAGCTTCTTTTGGAGCCATTTTGGGAGTATCTTTTTCCCCTTCTCCATCAGTCGGTACATCTTCATCTGAGACTCCATAGTATTCTTTATATTGTCTATGTATGTTTTGCTGATGAAAAAAAAAAGTTGTGCTGCTCCAAACCAAATCTTGATTGGAATCTTCTTGAACAACTCAGCTCTCTCGTCAATTGTGTTAGCGTCGTAAGCTTCTGTCTTATACTTCGTTCCATTGCTCTTGGTTACTGGTCTATAAAGAACAGCTAGTATCTTGTGTATGTTGTCTGTTACATTTTCTGAACTTAGGAATTCAAGGTCTTGCCATGCACCCCAAGCCAGTTTCTTCCAATCGTTTTCAAATCCATAAGTTACCCCCTCATAGTCAAAGGTAAAGATAACATCTTTGGATACATTCTTTGTGAGTCTTTCAAATACAAATGCTTCAAGGAATTTAACTTGTTCTTTGTTTGCATTTTTAATTTCCTTAACATCTATATCCAAATAGGCTGCAAGTAGTTTTGATGGGTCAGAGTTATCTAAGAATAATCTCTGTGTCTGAATCTTTTGGTATTGTTCCACAGACATTTCTGTTGGAACATCATACTCTTTTTTTCCTAATGTTATTGTAATCATAATACTCTATATCTTCCTTGATGTTTATTTAATGTACTATCTAATACATATCTTATTGCGTCTATGGTATGGTTCATATCGTCAATCATTGAATCCAATATATTACCATCCCTATCTGTTTTCCATTTATATGAACCAAATTCTTTAAGTATATTTGGTGAGTCATTTGTTATAAACACTTTGTGTCTCTTAATCTTGTCCACACCAGCTAGTATAGATTGTTTTGAAACACCCTGAGCGTTAAATCTATTTCTCTTTAATTCCTCAATATTTTGTGGTAAAGCAGAGTCGCACCATATCTTGTCTGTCTTTTCAATCTTTAATTCGTTCATTTTATAGACAATATCCCCCATGGTCAAATTCCTCACATAAAGTAATTCTTTAAGGTATAACTCCTCATCCTTCTTATAAACCTCTATCAAAGTTGTTGGTGAATTGAATCCAAAGTCCATACCTCTTCCAAGGAGTTTTGCATCAGGTGGGATTTGGTCAGTCAGATTCCATCTATTGAACACTAATGTTGTGGGGATGCCTTTTTCTCCTAAGGAATAAATGCGATAATATTGTTCGTCAGTTTCTTTTAAACGCTCAATCTCATCTATAAGACTTTGAGGTAGGAATGGATTGTCCCTCCATGTTGTTTTGAAATAGTAACAATCTTCCCTTTGTTCAAGGTCGTAAACCCAACAACTAATTTCTGAAGGGTTAAAGTCTAAAGTTACCATTCCTTCTGTTCTCATAATCAGTTGTCTCCAATCTTCAAGGTCCAATTCGTTAGCTTCATTACAGAAAAGGTAGTCCCTCTTTGAACCCCTTAGTTTCTGTGGTTCATCTGCTGAACCCCAATTTATAATTGAACCATTAGGTAATTCATACCACCCCTCTTGTTTGTGCCACTTGGTGGGGTCATAGATTTCGTATAGGTCTAAAACTGTAACTAAGTCTTTTAGAATTGAATTCTTTAGGCTCGGTAATGTCTTTCTGAATATTGATAATGTTTTGTTAGGCTCTTTTAAAAGTTTCTGAACCCACCATATCAAAGTGTTAAAACTTTTTCCTGACCTTGAACCCCCTTGAAGACAAACAATTTTTTTACCCTGCTCTTCAGCTTTAATCAAATGAGCGAAGACTACTGATGTTTTGATTTTCAAGTTTGGATTGTTTTTTATCTTTATACATCTTAAATGGAGTGGATATAATGTTTTCTCTGTGGATGGTTTTGACTACTTGGTTTAAAAAATACTCATAGGTAATATCATCAAATTCGTCAAGAAGGTAGAATGTAAAAT